GCTCTGAATATATTCCCGTCTCTACAGACCCCATCGATCTTTCAGATCCAAGTCCCGTTCCAAAGCTAGGAATCTTTTGACTCTTTCCATAGCCCATCCCCTTTCGGGGATCTCCGGTTGCCGCTACTGGATTATAATAGAGTCTTTTTGTCATAACGACCCTTTATGAGACGCCGTTGGACCCCGCGTAGGATTTACCACTGATATATCCTCCTAGCGTCTGCTTTTCAATTTCAGCGCTTGTCGTTGAAGGGGATACAAGCCCACCCAGCCCGGAGCCATATTCAGGGCTACTATCTGGAATTGTTCCTGCAAATTCAGCCTGATCTGCAGCTGACATGCTTCCAGGACCTGGTGAATCAGGGTTTGGTACGTATGGTGTTGCTGGTTTGCCTCCGCCACCTGTTTCAACAGTATCTAGATCTGGAGATCCATTAATTGTGTAGCTAGTGTCGAAATTTGGAAAACCCATGCCATCAGAAACAGTTCCGTCTAGAACCTCATCCTGATAAAGTGCTTTTCTCTCATCATCAGTAATTTCTCCAAGATACCCAGGTAATGGTGAATCACCAAAAATTGCGCTAAGGTTAGACTGATTTCTAGAGCCTAGCGGCCTGTCTACAGGAGCTGCTGGCTCTACTATTGTTTGAGGTTGCTCTGCCATTTTAAAATTCTCCTAATGGTGTTCGTAATATAAATATAGCGCAATTAAAAAAGAGACACCAAACTTACTCAGAAGTTTCGCTATACGCACCAACTCTTGTGGGTGAGGATTTTCCTAGTGCAAGATCTGTAAAATCTTGCTTAGCAATCTCTTCTGATGTGGTCGATGGATTAAGTGGTGATGTCGGGCCGGTTCCGTAGTTTATAGATGGTTGGNAAATTGTTGGGCCATCATACGCGTCTTGATTAACATGATTTGCACCANCATTATGTCCGCCGCTTGCGTTTGCAGGTCCTGCGGATGATTCTGGATTAGGAACAGGCCACGGAGACCCATCAAGATCCTTTCCCATTGTGGGATTTCCTGACGCATCAATTCCGACAACAACTTCACTCATCGTCGGAGCATTATTTTTATGATAATCCATATAGACTGTAGTTGGAAATTGAAACCCGTCTACTATAGAGCCATTCATTAGGCCCTTATATTCACCTGTTAGTTTATCATCCGTTAATATTACATCAGAGCTATCAGACCACATAATTGGAGAGTTTGGAAATGATCCCTTTAAAATCTTATCACTTCTATACCCACCAGTTGAAGAATACCCTTCACTGGGTGGGTCAGGCTCAACCATTATCTGCGGATCCTTTTCAACAGGCATCTATTATAAATCCCTCACTATCTTCTTTTTAAGGATGTCTCTTGCTCTTGAAAGCTTATTAGCCTTTACTCTAAGCTTAGTTTCTGTGATTCCCAACTGCTTTATAAAGTCTACATGCTTAACGAGATTATCCCCGCCGGACCACGCATCTTCAACTGTCTCAACAGAATCAGTTGAAATAACACCTTTCTTTTGTAATTTCTTCTTCTCTTCAAGTACGATCTTTTTAAGTTTGCTAAAAGTTAGGTTCTTAATCATTTTGTGCCTCCATTACGCATTGATACATATGCCTCACGACATTAAAATAAAGCCTAAACTAGATTAATCTAGCTCTAGCTTGGAGATTTATTAACAGGAGACGCAAATGCCAAATCTGCCCACTTCGATGCAGACTCTGCGAATAGCTCATCTGGGTTGGACCGAGCAGCAGTCATTGCAGCTCTATCACTTCCTGCAGCTGGAGCACCTCTACTTTCAGCAGAAGTCTGTTCTTGAAGTGTTGTCATAGCAGTATCTGCCAATATTGAAGAAAGCACTGGATCATTAGTCATNCTTCTTGCAGTTTCATGAACATTTTTTTCAAAATCTTTGTTTGGCTGAGGTTCATTATTATCAAATCTGATATTGTCGAGACTGGTCCCCCTGGGAGATGCTACTTTTCTTTGACGTTTTTTCTTCACAGGCTGCCTTCTTGCAGATTCAGACATGACTGTACTTGTCATTAAGCCTTCTTGTAGAATCTCAACTAGACATTCTTTTACTATCATTTTAAGTGAAGATTTGCTTAATTTTGCCATTTTTCACCAGGCCAATATATCATTAAAAATTCTATCTATTCTATCTGTGCTGGTAAAATGCTTTTTAAGATCTTCACGAGAAATATCTTTTCCCTCTCTCAGCATAAATGCTCCAGGAGTCGAAGGCTCACTAACCATATCAAAGCAAATTAATTGAAAATCATCCTGAACTATTTGGGTATCTCCCTCTTTCCTGGTTGATCCTACCCCTCTTGACGATATTCCTAATGTCACACCAGACTCTATTAGGCTTTTTAATATTTTTCCGCTAGGGGTGTCCAAGATCTCTATGGTTCCAATTACACTATCACCGTCCATCTTTGCATTTCTAACGATATGAGATACATTTTTAAGTTCAACGACAGATGAATCAGGATGATCGCATTCTCCAAGTGCCCTATTCTCTTGAATAAATTTTTGATAATTTGTAACTTCTCTATCTAAAATTGATTTAGGATAAATTCTTCCATTCTGATTTAGTGTATTACATCTCTGTAATACACCCTTTAAGAAGATCTTTCCATCATTTAGACTCTTAGACTCGTTAATAAGCTCGGGTGTATATTTGAGCGGCAACCACTCAGTTAATAGTTTAAGATCTTTGTTCATCTAGTGCCTCCTTTAGTTCTTGCCGTAAATTAATTAATACTAGAAATCTTGAAACTGATTCATCGTTAATATTATCAAAAGATTCTTTTAATAATTTCTCATGAACTCCATCTATTTTTTCTAAAATTATCTTGTTTTCTGTCTTTTTCTTAAAGACCTCTAAATCTAAAAGAATATCATTTTTTGCTTCAATTAGTCTCTTTCTTATTCCATCATTCTTGTTGCTAGCACTGGAAAAAACATAATCTCTCATCAGATCTCTCTGCTCCCTGCTAAGCTTTTCACCATATCTGTTATTTATTTTTTCTGTCATAATATTAACAACAAGAGAATTAACGTCTGGATCTATATCATCTAGGCTGGGTGTATCTCTCTTTTCAAGAAGTAATTCAGCGACTTTTGACTCATACTGAACCATTCTAGTTAGGTTTGCTCTATCTCCCATTCTCCAATCATTTAGCAGTGTCTGAATTGTGGCGTATGTTGTATACTCTGGAATTCTTCTATAGTAGAAGCTCGGATCATTAAGAGTGTGATTTATATCTCTAATTAAAAGAGACTTTTCTTTATTGAGTCTAGATTCATCACACCTTCTTGCTGCTTGCTTCGCCTCTGTTAGAATTGCAGCAGCTACACTAGAGCTGCTAACTGTTGATTTAACTAAAGCGTTAAACAATCTAAACTCCCTATAAAGCTCAGACTCTCTATTAAATCTTTTCTCTATAATGTTTAGTGCTTTCTGCGCAGACTCTTTATCATCTTTGATTAGGCATTCAGATATATTTCTAAGCAAAAGCTCATAAATAACCCCTACATTTCTTTTCTTATTGTGAGATTTTGACATGAACTAAATTTCTCCCTCAGCAGAATCATCTACCTCAGAGATAACCCTCCTTTTATTATTTATTTTGCTCTCAAGCGTTTTTAATGTTGATCTTATTTGAGATGTCATTCTTGCCTGATGTTCTAGCTTATCATCTATAAAATCTATCATAAACCCGTCCGATTCTTCTGAGAGCGATGGCATCTTAAATACTGACCTTAGAGGATTCATATCATCCTTTCTGTCACTCTTTGCCTTCTGGCGTCGAAGCTTTTCTGCATATGGATGAGCAATAGAATCAGAGACATCGCTTGAATCATGAGAAACTAAATCTAAGTGATCAGTATTTGAATATCCCTTTTTATTTCTCCGCCTACTATTTTCAACATCTACTTCAGCCGGGGTTTCATCATCGCAATCTTCGTCTAGTTCAGAATCATTCTCTTCAGCTTGATCAGTTCCCAGACTTTCAGATAATTTATCTACAATCTCCTGTGCTCTTATCGGAGATTTATCATCTGATATTGAAAAATTCTTTAAGCTAAGTGTGCCTTCGCTTCCATCTAGTATTTGAAGACCGGCTGTGTTTCTATCATCTCCTGCCATCTCAAGATCTTCAGCCTCGTCACTTCCAAAGTCTTCACCGGCTTCTGCTTCTGCCTCTATCTCGGCTCCGGCTCCAGCAGGTAACTGTACGGCTTCAATTTCAAGATCACTCATCTTATCAGCAAGCCTTTGCTCACCAAGCTCTTCTATTTGATCGTCTGTCATGTTGAACAGGGTCTTTCTAATCCATGTTCTACTAACAAGACCTTCAGATCCTGCAGCAGATGTTGCTATTTCAAACCTGCTTCTATACAGCTCTAATTTCTGCTGTTGCGCGACTGTTGATGGGTTTGATAATTTCAGAGAAAAATCTAATAAATCTTCGCCCTCAAAGCCATTACAGAATAAATGTATTATTGCTAGCTTGTTAAGCTCAGCTATGACAGATCTTTGTATTCTAGCAATAGTTCTAGAAAATCTTATATCTTCCTGTGAGAGTGTAGCTTTTGCTCCAAGTCCCTCGTCATACCCAAGATAAGCTTTTGGAATTTTTAATGCTGCAAATAGTTTCTTCTGAATATATTCTACATCTTCAATTGCTGTGGCATTTGCTCCGCCGGCTAGTGTGTCTATCTTTGTACCGCTTTCTGCACCCCTTACCGGTATGTAGTAGTCTTCGTCAACACTCAATGGATTATACCTAAGGTCAACCCTTCCTGTGCTTCTATCAACAACCTGGGCCTTCTTCAGCGTCGACTGTGCTTGCTCCATATAGTTTGGGATGTCCTCGGGAGGAACATTACCCACATCAATATAAAATACTCTTCTTTCTGGAGATCTAACAACACGATAGACTAGCATTGCATCCTCAACTAAAATTAGCTGTCTCCAGATTCTGCGGGCAGCCTCTAGTACTGAAGAACCGTATGGCAAAAATGCATCATTTCCTAAAATCCTTACATGGCACACTTGCCAATTTTCAAGAACCTGATTCCCCTGTGTGACCCATCTAAATCTAACTGCCATCGGATCTGACGGGTCGAATCCTTCTTCTCTTTCAACTTCGTTGACTGGCATAGGATATGCGTTTATAATTCCATGATCCGGATCTACATCATTGAATAAAAAGAAATCTCCATACTTGCAAAGATTTCTAACCCATGAGGTCATATTAAATTCTACGTTTAGTGTATCGTAAAAGAGATCATCAAGCAGGCCCTGGATTGTTGGATTTTCTGAATATATGTGAAGAACGCTACCCTTCTCGTCAGCCGCTACAGTTTCTTCTGAGTATATGTCTAGCGCAGAGCTTATTTCGGGCGTGTACTCCATTTCACTAAAGTCGCTGTATCGCGCCATTCTATCATATGATCCATACGCGCTCATCGCAGTGCTATAGACATGACTCTGAGTCTTTCTAAACATCTCATAGGCAGACGTGCCCTTTGCAGATGATTCAAAATCTCTTACTTTTCTCTTTATTACGGGGCCGCTTCTAAATAGTTGCGTTAATCTCCGAAATAAGCTCTTCGATGTATTATCTGCCATCTAAAACTCTCACTTAAGCAGCCAGTCATGCTCACTCATGATTTTTACTTTTTTATTCCAGTCAGCTGGAGCATGTTTTGACCTTTCTCTATTAATATCTGGGTTGACATTGGGATCTCTCGAAGGAGAGCTGTGAGGCCTTCCTTCTAAAATTGCTCCTGGCATATCATCATATGAATTTCGTTTCAGCTTCATACCCTTTAACATTGCATCATTGATCGCCTTAGAGTTAACACTATAATCAGCTGATGCATCATATAGCCACATTGCGATTGCAAAGCTCATAACTAGATCATCATTATATCCCCTCATCGCCCTAGCTTTGTTTCCTGACCATGTAAATGTCTTTAACTCTTCATAAAATCTCGATGAATAGATTTTAATCTGCTTGTTTCTTAAAATTTCCTCTAGCTTTGTTAATATTAAATTACGTGTTTTTCCGCTAGTTGTAAAACCTGCGAGATCAGTTTCTTTTGGAGGAATATAGTCTCCTATAAAGATTGCTTTTCTCTTTTTATGATAGAGACGAGGATAATCTAATTCCTTGAGCTTTAAGATTGTTGCATATCCATAGCTATTATTTTCTGGACAGAGAAGGGCTTTATTATATTTTAATCCAAATTCACTCAAAAGTTCAGCAAATCTATCTGGCGGTATCTTACCCTTATACTCTGCAACGCACTCCCCCTCTGTAATATCAATTATGTGAAATGTGGAAAAATCCTTCGAATCACCCCTTGCAACGTCTGCTGTCATCAAGTAATCATGCTCAGATAGTGGATATTCCCATATCCACACGTTCATATCAAATCCAGTTCTCTCTCTAGGGGGCCTTGCTATTTGTCTAACCCACTCTATATCTTCATGCGAAAGAAATGTCTCACCCGACGATGCAAAATCACATAAATACTCTTGAGATATTTGTCTATTGGATAGATTTTTAGTTGTTTCATCAAACCAGACTTCATCTCTTTCTGGGTGGATATCCCATGGCAACTTTATAGCCGTGAATTCATTTAATCCGGCATCTGCATCTGTGTAAAGCTTATAGTATTGCCCTCCGACACCGTTTGGTGTAGATAGAATTATAACTCGACCACCAGTTGAAATAGTTGGATACAATCCCATCCAAAGTTCATCAAAATTTCTAACGAAAGCTGCCTCATCAATAATAAGAAGTGACAGTGCTTCTGATCGTCCTGCATCTTCTGACGTGGGTATTGCCTTAATGGATGATCCGTGGCTAAACTCTATCAACTGTTTATTATTAGTTACTATTTCTGGCAATACTAGCCACTTTGGAAGACTCCTAATCATAGTCTTTACCTTTGTGATAAAGTTTTGAGCGACACTAAGCTTTGTTGCGATAATTAGTACGTTTTTGTCTCTTTGAAAAAGAGTAAGCCACACAGCATATGCTGCAGATAATGTTGACATTCCAAGCTGTCTAGATTTTAATATGATATTAAATCTTTCATCGATGAAGCTTTGAACACACATGTCTTGAAACGGATAAGTATCAAACTTTATCAATCCCCTTACGGGATGCTGTATCTTTGCGTAATTGTTAAAAAAATAAACAGGCTCTCGACCACACTTGATGATTTCTGATACCTGTCTAGATTTATTAATTTTAGACATTACTCTACCTGAAAGTTTGTATATCTTCTATAGTACGCTGTTTTTCTTGGAGTGTAAGGTGATGATGTGATTAGTTCGATATTGTCACTAGAGCTCATCTCTTTTATCTTTAGCGCTCTACCAGCTGCCTCTTTAAATTCTTTTTTGATCTCTTTAATGTAATCGTTTGTCAGCTTTGCAGACTCCTCTTCAAATACCTTCACTTGATCTCTAAGATTTCTCTCAGACGCTAAGTGGACTACAGTAGTGTATGTACATGAAAGATTATCTCCCTGCAAAGATGTTCTAATTGACATCGTTGGTGTTCTAAAATTAGCCCTGGTGGATTGCCCCCATGTCTCATTTAGAATTTGTCCTAAAAAATTAACTTCACTTAA